CAAATCGCAAGCATTTTCTCCTGTGCAAGACGATTCGGCGTAGATTTTTCATTTTCCCAGCGGTTTACGGTTGCAAAGGACACTCCGATTTCATCCGCCAATTTCGACTGGCTCCATTGTAAAGCTGAACGAATCTCAAAGACCGTGTTCATCGGACACCTCCCGCAAGTATAACATTTGTCATCAATTTTATTGTAGCAAACGTTATATCATACGTCAAGTATCGCCTGCTCGCATTCTTCAATCACCGCTATCTCACACAAATTCAGAGGTCATTTCTTCCAATCTGCTGCTGAACATTGCGCCATATTCCTCATATCCGGCAAATACCGCACTCTCTACATCGCGAATTTGGTGTAGTCCAATCGCTTGTACTGCCTCCATCGCTGCTTCTCTCTGGCTCAAATGCCGCTTTCCAACAGTCAGGCAGTTTGCGCCGTCCAGCGTGTCATACTGTTGAAATGCTCGGTTGAAGTCCATCAAGTCATGCAGACGGATGGGCTGATTCGTCTCATTGTCCACCAACAAACCCCAGTTTTCCCAATGGCGGTCGGTGTTGCCCACCAGATAATCCAGAATGTTCATCATATAGTATCCGTGGGCATCCAGTTCCAGAATTTTATCCAGCGTGTTCCAATCATGGTTTGTGCAGTAGACATCATAGGCTGCATACGTCACAAGGCTATATCGCTGCGAGGTCATAATTCTGCTGATGGAAACCGGCTCATTCTCAAACATTCCCTGCTCATACAGAACCTGATGACAGTCAAAGCATCGGCAGATCTTACTTGCCAGCACTTCACGCTCGACTGCATCCTGTCCGCCATCTTTATAAAGATAGAAGCCATCCTCTCTGCGCACCCACGCTTTAGGATAGCATCCACCAGTGGACAAATCATTTGCCAAGAGATGTGCATTTGTCACAGTCATCTGATGCCCACGCAGTGCAATATCCACAAGAGCATTGCTTAAAGAGTGTGTATAGAGATTGATATCCTCAAATCGGATATTCTCTTTTTCTCCTTTTACCCAGAACACATCCAGCAGCGACAGGCAATGGTACGAAAGCGCAATCTGTGCACGTTCCCGATCCGTAACGCTTTGAGATGCGCCGATACTATTCAGAATCTCTTTCGCGTAGGTACGATCCAGCGTTAGCATACGGGATGCACACCAATAATAAAAATTGGTTACATTATTGATTCGATCATCAAAGTCATCCGATTCTTCCTGCACTAAATCGTATGGCATAAAATCTTCAAGGTAAATCTTGCATTCACCAGCCGTGCTTACCTGTGCCACGCACTTTTCCATGTGCATGACATGATAGACTATTGCTTCGCCCATTGCTTTCACCACCTTATTTAACTAGAACACAGTTTCATTTTTTACTATTGTACCGTCTTTCTACTTGCAAAACAAGCCTGTTCTGCATACTGTAATCCAAAAAATCTCACCCAGATAATATAATCGTGATCCGAAACCTCTGAGCCGAAAGACTCAGGGGCTATTTTTATGTCTGGAGGTGATTTTCTATGCTGTTCCGTATCATCGTTGTCATCATCACTATTACGTTTTCATTCTAAGCTGCATCCGCACAGAAAGGAGATATCCCCATGAACTTTTTACCCGAACTCATTCAGAAACTTGGCACGGTACTTGTTGAAGTCCTCGTGCTGATCGCTGAAGAAGTCGAAAAGAAAAACTAACGAAAACAAATCGAAAAGGAGATTTTACTATGTCTGCAAATGTTGAAACCATGTTCTCTGTCCGTGAGACCCCTTGGCATGGCCTTGGCCGCATCGTTATGGAAGCCCCTGCAAGCCGTGAAGCCTTGGAGCTGGCTGGTCTGGATTGGCAGGTAGAGAGCCGTAATATCTATTCTGGTACGGGTGCTATGATCCCCGGCTATCGTGCCAATGTCCGCAGCACCGATGAATCTGTTCTGGGTGTGGTGTCTGACCGCTACCGCATTGTGCAGAACGAAGAAGCATTTCAGTTCACCGATGACCTGCTGGGTGAGGGCGTTACCTATGAAACTGCCGGTTCTTTGCAGGGCGGCAAGAAGGTCTGGATGCTGGCAAAGCTGCCCGAAAAGTATATCATCGCCGGAGACGAAGTGACACCGTATCTTGTGTTCTTCAATAGTCACGATGGCAGCTCTGGTGTAAAAGTAGCCATGACTCCGGTTCGTGTGGTCTGCCAGAACACTTTGAATCTGGCACTGGGTACGGCAAAGCGCATCTGGACTGCTCGCCATACCGAAAATGTTCTGCTCCGGGTGCAAGATGCTTGTGAAACCTTACAGCTTGCCAACAACTATATGGGGGAGCTGGGCAAGGGCATCCATGAGCTGACCACCATCAAGCTGTCTGACCGCAAGGTGCAGGAGTTTATCAACGAGTTCTTCCCCATCACGGAAGACTTAACCGATGGCCAGCGGAAGAACAACCTGCGCTTGCAGGAAGATCTGAAGGCTCGCTATTATAACGCACCCGATCTGGAGTGGGTCGGAAAGAACGGCTGGCGGTTCGTGAATGCTGTTTCCGACTTTGCCACCCATGCAGACCCCATCCGCAAAACTCGCAACTACAACGAAAATCTGTTTCTGCGCACCGCAGAGGGCAATCCGATGATCGACAAAGCCTACAAGATGGTGCTGGCAGCAGCATAAAGGAGGACATATGAACGATGTGAGCAATCGGGCTGTCCGGGAATTTTCTGAGTTCCTGAACAGCATCGAAGCCGATTTTCCAAAGCCTACTTGCACCACGGCATACGAGATCACGATGAAAAGCACCATTGTCAGTGCCTTGATTACGTTGGACACCGAAAAGCAGATGGACGAACGTTTCTGGAACCATCTCCGGGTGCAGCGGAACATTCTGGATTTCCTGTATACCCTGTGGCTGGATGATGACCGCACCTTGGTGGATGAGTTTTCCACCATTATCAAAGACTTGGTGGAATATGATTTCTCTATCGTAGAAGAACAGATGAAAGAGAGGTTGAACATTGCATGAAAAGGCTTGTATCTACATTGAATTTGACCAAAGAAGATTGGCTCCACTACCGCAAATGCGGCATTACCGGCACGGATGCCGGGGCTATCCTTGGCCTGAATCCCTATCGCTCTGCATTTCAGGTGTACTACGATAAAATCAGCGATACCATTGAAAATATCGACAGCGAAGCTATGCGGCAGGGCCGGGACTTGGAAGAGTATGTGGCACAGCGATTCACCGAAGCCACTGGGCTAAAAGTTCGCAGAGCCAATGCTATCTACCAGAACGAGGAACATCCGCTTCTTCTGGCGGATTTTGACCGCCTGATTGTTGGACAGAAAGCAGGATTGGAATGCAAGACGGTTTCACCGTTTTCTGCGGACAAGTGGGCGGATGGGAAAATCCCTGCGCACTACATGACACAAGTCAATCACTATCTGGCCGTTAGCGGTTTCGACTTCTGGTACATTGCAGCTCTGATTTTTGGAAAAGAGCTGGTAATTCATAAAATTATCAGCGACAAGGCTGTTTTGGATAACCTCATTGCCGAAGAAGAGCACTTCTGGAAGTACAATGTGATGCCCGAAATTCCGCCTGCACCGACTGGCAGCGAGGGTGATACGCAGCAAATCAACCAGATGTATTCTGACGATGATAAAAGCAAAACGGCTGATTTGAACTCTGTCCGTAGTCTGCTGGATAAGCGACAGGAGCTTTACACTCAGATTGAACAGTTGGAGCAGGAAAAGACTGCCATTGAACAGCAGGTGAAGCTGCAAATGCAGGATGCTGCCTATGGCACAGCACCGGGTTATAAGGTGTCGTGGGTATCCTCCGAAAGCAAGCGTGTGGATTCCCAACGCCTGCGAAAAGAGCAGCCGGACATTTTCAACCAATATAGCAAAAATGTAAGCAGCCGCAGGTTTACCATCGTTCATGCGGCATAATTGTATGGCGGCAGAGAGCAGCTTCTCTGCCGCCTTTTTTCTTGGAGGTTTGATTATGGCTACAGAAAATCCGTTCGTAAAATTATTCGCTATCGACTTCAAAGATCATCTGGAAGTCAAGAAGTCCGGCAATACCGAGCTGAAATATGTAAGCTGGGCGTATGCCTGGGCAGAGGTGAAAAAACTGTATCCCGCTGCCAGCTACGAAGTCAAAAAATTCAACGGTCTGCCCTATGTTTATGACCCCATCACCGGCTTCATGGTGTACACCTCAGTCACGATTGAGGGCGTTTCGCACGAAATGTGGCTTCCGGTTTTGGACAGTTCCAACAAAGCCATGAAAGCCGTGCCTTATACCTACACCACCCCGAAATGGGACTACAATCCGCAGACCCGCCGCCGTGAAAAGATCGGCATGGAAGAACGTACCGTAGAAGCAGCCTCTATGTTCTATGTGAATAAAGCTATCATGCGGTGCTTAGTGAAGAACCTTGCTATGTTTGGTCTGGGCCTGTACGTTTATGCCGGAGAGGATTTGCCAGAAGATGCTGCACCGCGGCCGGAGACAGAACCGCAAAAGCAGCCGAAGCCGAAATCCACCAGCCCAAAGCCGGAACAGCCGCCTGTGCCCTGCATCTGCGTTCGCTGCAACCAGCCTATCAAGAGGGTCAAGCTGAAGGATGGCTCCATCATGCAGGCGGCAGAATTTGCAGCTACCCATGAGGGAATGTGCGCTGACTGCTACAAAGCCACCAGATTGAACGTAGCATAATAAAACTGCTCTATTTCGATGTCACTTGATTCTTGTATGATTCTATATTTCATGGT